AGACAAAAGAAAAGAATGATAGCTTTTGGTTCTAGAAGAAGTCCTAGACCAGACCCTAATGGCTATAGGAACCCACCTAATAGGAGGAAACCTCATCCGGAAGATTAGCAAGGAGCAGAATGGTAATACCAGAAAAAGCGAAGCCAGAGATAGTAAAGAGAAAGTTAGCAGGAGCCACATGGAGTAATATATCTAGATGGGTTAATGACACCTACGGTTTAAATATTCATAGAACTACATTTCAAAAGTGGTTTGATAAAAATGTTGACTTAGGAGAAATAGATGAAGTAGTAGAAAACTCTATTGATGAGATAGAAGCACCCGACTTTTCCCCTGACACTCACGCTAAACTAACTAAAAAGATTGAAACATTTAAAGGTGAAGCACGTTATTGGAAGAAAGTAGCAGAGTCTACTTTAAAACAAGAAGCTAAAAGAGACCTTTTAATTGACGCTATTAAAAAATTTACACCTTCTTATAAAGCTGTTAAGAATTATAAAACTAGAAAGCCTTCTGGTAAAAGAAAAGGTGATAGTGTTCAATCTATGATTGCCCCTCTTACAGATACCCACGTTGGAGACAATGTAGAATCTGACCAGATGTTAGGATTGAATGAGTATAACATTGATATATTTAATAAAAGACTATACGGATGGGCAAACCAAGTTATCACACTAGCAGAACTCAGACGTAATTCAGCAGAAGTTGGAGAGCTTATAGTTCCTATGTTAGGAGATATGATTAGTGGAGACATACACGAAGAGTTAGCTAGGACTAACAACGACCATTGTATGGGACAGATGATAAGAGGAGCTAACCTTATTTCTCAAGCATTGATGTTAATTGCCCCATATTTCGGTAAGGTTAAAGTTCCGTGTGTAGTAGGTAACCATGGGCGTATGACTAGGAAACCCCCTATGAAAGATAAGTATATGGATTGGGATTACATGTTGTATCAATGGATTGCAGTATTCTGTAGGAATCAAAAGAACATTGAGTTCCACATACCTAAATCATTTATGACTACAATTAATGTGTGCAATAGAAATATCTTATTAGCTCATGGAGATTTTATTAATGGTGGTGGTAGCGGCACTTCAATCAATAGAGGTATAAGCAATATGCGAAATGTTATGGCATTCCAAAAAGGATTGAAAGATGAGGTTACACAATTAAAAGAGAACACTCTTAATGAAGGTATACCTGAAAGATTTGAATCTGCATTGATTGGGCACTTCCACAGGATAGACGAAATTGATATAGGAACGGGAGCAGTACATATATGTGGTTGCATGAAAGGTGGAGATGAATTTGCTATGCAAAGAGTACAAGCTATCAATAAACCGAGGCAAATAGTATTGTACTATCATCCAAAATATGGAGAAATCGGAAAAGAAATTATCTATTTAAATAGGTATGATGGCTCTGATGAAAAGTTTAATGATATATTGCCAGATGAGTGGATAGGAAATTTCTTAGATAACTAGAATTTAAGTATAATAAATACAAAGGAGATTTATTATATGGCTATAACAGTAGAATCAAAAGAAGCTTTTATTGCTTTTATAAATGAACTTATAGAAAAATTTGCTACTGCAGTTTTTGAGGAATCACAAACTAGAGTACCCCAAGTTTCAGGTGAATTAAGAGATTCAGGAACTATTAGAAAAACATTTAATGGTATGGAAATTGAATACACCGCTCCATATGCATCTTTAATTGATGGGCATGGAGAAGATTCTACAATGATTTATAGGGATGGTAAGTCATTCAGATTCCCTAAAACTCCTACAGCTGCGAGTGGGTTTGTATCACAAACAGTGGAAGAACTCGGTGCTACTATGTTACCCCAATTAATTATTGAGGCGAATGGTGGACCATCATCAAGAAATTATGATTTTTATATACAATAGAAAAGGACAATTAAAATGGTAGACATAGAAAACGTAACCGATGACCAAGAATGGTTAATCGCTAGACACTCACGAATGGTAGGTAAGATTTTAGACTTAGTAGAAACTGCAATGCCTGAAGGTAAACAATGCGAAAAGCTTAAAAAATTATTGCAAGTTCCCCTATATGACTTCAGAAATGATATGTTACGTTTACAAAACGGTGAAGTAGATACTAATATCGTTGAGTAAGCCCCTATTTTTTTATATTTCTATATAAATTAGTATAATATAAGTGTACATAAATTATAATGTTTTTAAAGAGGTCGGGGGTGGCTTAGACCAACCTTTTTAGGTCGAAACTAAATTTTTATACTAAATAAAAACTTTAACTACAACATGAAACAAGGAGGACATTAAATGTCTGACGAAATTCTAAATAGAATTGAAAAGCACATGGAAGGTACACAGCTAGGATTAGCTGCACTATCAGAAGTGTTGCAAAAAATGGATGCAAGAATTGAAGAAGATGCAAGCGTATCTTACGAAATTGCAAAAGAAGAAGAAGAACAGTTAGAGAAGGAATACCTAGTACGTGATATTGCTAAAGCAGTATTAATTGAACTAGCGGAAAACCCTCTAGGTATGGATGTAGACGGAACTGATACAGAAGTTGTAGGTGGAGGTGACCCGACTAAAGGAGCCACTGCTACCCCGAACTATATCGGCGATGCCGATGACTCATCTGAGACTATTACTCCAAGGACTAAAATAGAAGAACAACAAGCTTCTATCCAAGCTGAGGATGACGAAGACGAAGATGACGAAGAAGAAAAAGCTTACATGAAACAGAAGGCTATGGATGATAAAGAAGATGAAGATGATGAAGAGGAAAAAATGGCTTTTCCTAAAAACGAAAAAGCTATGCACGATGACGATGATGAAGAAGATGATGACGATGATGACGTAAAGAAGTTATACAAACAGATATCTTCTTTAAAGAAACAAATCTCATCTTTAGACATCTCTAAAGCTGTGCAAACAGAATCCGAAAATAGATTGCGAAAAATGGGATTCAAGGAAGAGAATGGACTAACACGACCGCAATTGACAACAAACAACGCGTTTGGAGCTGAAACAACTCCACTCAAAAAGGCTCAAACCGTCAATGACGTAGTAGACCAACTTACAAACTTGTCTTATAAAGAACTGCGAAAAATGCAGGAATACAAAAGACAGGGACAACTTGAAGGCATGCCTGACGAAATAGCAAACCTTTAAGCTTAACTTTAACTATAAACGAAAAAAACGAGGAGATAAATAATTATGCCTTCACTAAGTGAATACATAGCTCAATCGAATAGAGGATTAAATTCTTCTGTATTCGGTCCTGAGTACTTATCAAAAGCGTTTAATGCTGGTAACACAGGCACTGCTGATGCAATCTTTACGACTACAGCTGCAGATAATGTCTTTACTTCTACTTTCGGTAGAAAAGTGTGGCAGTCATTAAACAACCAAACTCGATTTTTCAACGCAATCCCAAGAACTGTTTTCGGTAATACCGTTGGTTGGAGGGTGAGAACCGATAGAGGTACACAAAGGTCTCGACCTATTACAGAGACTGGTAGTTTACCAGACATCGATGTCTCAAACCTAGAAACAATCTCTAGCTTGCCTAAGATTATTTCTACTTCATTCGGTGCTTCTGTGAAAGCAATGTACACTGCTCAATTAGAGGGTGGTGTCGGTGATGTTTTGGCGTTGGAAAACGAAAATGCACAACTTGACCACATAAAAGAAATGAACCAAGAGCTATTGCTACCAAACTCAGTAGCAAACATAGCAGTAGGTTCAGGAGCTACAGATGCTAACGTAACAGATGGTGCTGACCTAAGAGTCGGCGATACTGTCACACTAGTAGATGGCGGTACAGCTACAGTTGAATCTGTCGCTATTTCTGCTATTTCTGGTACAGACGTTACAACAGGTACTTTAGGTTCTACTCCAGTAAATGGTGCAGTAACTGTAGGAGATAACCTTTCGGTTACTACTAGAGCTGGTTTAACATCAATTGATGACATCGTACTAATTAACGGTGCAGCAGCTACTGGTAATGCAGGTGTTGCTACTGCTGGGTCAGCTTATGACCTAACTAAGTCAACTGATGGTTTATTCCAAAGACAAGCTGGTGCATTCAATGCTGCTGCTGCCGTAAAAGGTAATAGTGGTGTTGGAAGAGACCTATCTCTAAACCTACTTGATGACTGTATTCAGTCTATCAGGACTAATGGTGGAGAGCCTAAGTTAATTCTTATGGGTCATGACCAGTACTTCAAACTAGAAAGATTACTAAACTCACAGCAAAGATACATGGGACAGGAAGAGTACCAAGTTGGTGTAGGTTCTGAAAAGACCTTCCCCGGAACTCGAACTGGACTA